TTCGTAAAGCAACCTAAAAAGATTGCAGAGAAAACAAGAAAATTTAGAGCTAGTGAAGGTGGTGTCGCAATGAAACTAAAAAAACCAACAAACGATCAGGTGGGACTAAAAAAGTTACCCACCGCAGTTCGTAATAAAATGGGTTACATGAATAAGGGCGGTATGCCTAAGAAAAAGGGTTACGCCAAGGGTGGCAAGATGAATGACATGCGTAAAACAGGAATGTTCTACGGTGGGATGTCCAGAAGAGGTAAGTAACAATGGCTGTAACACTACGTAAATATTTAAACAGTAAACTAAAAGAAAAAGGTTTATCTGTTAAAGAAGCCAAAAAGAACGCAGGTAAATACAAAAGTATTGCTGCAGCCAAGAAAGCAGGGTCACTTTACTACACAGATAAAAACGGTAAAGTAATGGCTGCTGTATACGCAGAAGATTTAAAGAAACCACTTAAAGATGTTAAACCTAAAGAACGTCCAGGCTCAGGTAAAATTACAGTTACAGTTTTAGCTCCTGCTTTTACTATTCCAACTAAAGGTGCTCAAGCTAAAAGAAGTATTGGAGAGCGAGAAGCTACATCTAAGCAAGTAGCTAAAGTTAAAAAAGTTGCTGAAGAGGGTTTATCAAAAGCTACTAAGTTTGACGAGTGGTATAAAAAGAACAAAGATAAATACAAAAACAGAGCAAGAGCTATGGAAGCCTATAAAATGGGAGTTGGTAGAACAGAGTCCACTAGGTACGGAAATTCTAAAGGTGGTTTAACTAAATCTTCTGGCTTTCTTAATACAGGTATTGCCAAGCCTAAAAATACTTACAAATAAAGAAAGAGTTAAAAGATGAAAATAGAAAATGATAAAGTAATAGATCAATATGGTGCTGTTTTAGCAGAATACGTACATGGAGAGTGGCACTCTAAAGATCCTGCTGTTTTAGAGTTTATTCAAGAACAAGACAAACCTAAAACAGAGACTAAAAAAGTTCGTGCTAGAAATGAAGATGGAACATTAAAAGGTGATGATCCTTCTACTCCTGATGTCAATGAAGCTTGGACTACAAAGGTAGTCAAGAAAGTAAAAGGCAAGTCATAACGGAGTTGCATATTTGTCACTACTATGATATAACTACTTGAATATAACTATCCTCACCCAGTTAGGGCTAACACAAACAGAGGATAGATAATGTTTAAAAGAATATTCAAGAAATTAGTAGATGCAAGAGCAGAGTCAGCTAGACGTAAGATTGCACGTATGCAACTTTACAAGATGACTGACAGGGAGTTACGAGATCTAGGTATTGGCAGACATGACATAGAAAGAGTTATACTTACAGGTAAAGCTCTTTGAAGAACGCAATAAGTTCTTTAATGATACTAGGAGTGCTTTGGGAGGAGGCTCGTGGACCCAGTTACAATTATCGGTGGTGCAACCGTAGCTTTCAATGCGTTGAAGAAAGGTTTCCAGTTTGGAAAAGATCTTCAAGAAATGGGTGGTCAACTAAATCAGTGGGCTAGTAGCATGAGCGATCTAGCCTATTTAGAACAAAAAAATAAAAACCCCCCTTGGTGGAAAGCGTTAAACGGACAGTCTGTCGAGGCTGAAGCTCTAGAAATATTTACTGCTAAAAAGAAAGCAGAGGCTATGCGTCAAGAGCTAAAAGACTGGATTAGTTTTACGTATGGTCCGTCAGTTTGGGATGAACTGGTAGCGACTGAGGGTAGAATACGTAAACAAAAGAAAGAACAAGAGTATCGTAAAGCAGAAATACAAGAAGCAATAATTACTTGGGGCATATCAGGTGCTATTCTTTTAGTAGGTGTAGGTAGTCTAAGTTTTATAATTTACATGGTGGCATAATGGCAAGAAACCTAACAGAAAAACAACAGAAGTTTTTAGACGTTCTTTTTGAAGAGGCGCAAGGAGATCCTGTACAGGCTAAGAAACTAGCAGGATACGCTGACAGTGTAGCTTCTACCTCTGTTGTCAACAGTCTGACAGATGAAATAGCAGAAGTTACAAAAAAATTTATAGCACAGTCTTCAACCAAAGCAGCATACACAATGTTTTCTGTTATGAAAGATCCTACCGATCTAGGTGTAAAAGAAAAAATGTTAGCAGCTAAAGACATTCTAGATCGTGCAGGATTTACTAAAACAGACAGGGTAGAAGTAAAGACATCAGAACCTTTATTTATTTTACCTGCGAAAGAAGATGAGTAAAAGAGCTACAACAGCAGACCACCCAACCAAAGTTGACTGGCAGATACCACTACAAGGGGAACTAGGAGAGTGGTATCCTGTTATAAGAGTAGGAAGACACGTACCCTTTGGTTACAAACAGGATGAAACAGATCCAGACTTACTGCTACCTATCCCTGAAGAGTTAGAGTTACTAGAAAAAGCTAAACTATTTCTTCAAGAATACAGCACCAGGAAAGTAGCAGTCTGGTTATCTAAAGAATCTGGTAGAGAAATATCACATGTAGGGTTATATAAACGTGTCAGAATGGAAGAAAAAAGGCGTAGAGCTTCCTCAAACTACAAGCAGTATGCCAAAAAATATAAAGAAGCGGCAAGGAAAAGCCAGAAAATCGAAGAGAAAAGAATTGGTGGTAGAAACACCAGAGATCTTAACGAAGACGAAGACTACATCTCACTCGAACCTGGAGAACGATGCCCTTTCTGTGGACAAACAAGAGGTAATATTTGAGCCTAACCCAGGTCCACAAACCAAGTTTCTAGCTTCAACAGAACAAGAGGTACTATACGGAGGAGCAGCAGGTGGTGGCAAGTCGTATTCGATGGTGGCTGATCCAGTTAGATATTTTACGAATCCACATGCACGAATGTTACTTGTTCGT